CACATGTTCCCGGCGATGAAATTATACGAAGGTTGAGTTACGTTTAGTTGGGGATCAAGAGAATCTGGGGACGCGACACCGCTTGTTCCGCTTGTCCACTTGTAGAGATTGAGGTTGTCGTTATCTTCAGAGGTAGTCGCCCACCATACACTCGTGCCGTCGTACCACACGGCGGTTGGGATTTCCTGAGTGAAATTGTTGAAAGCGTAAGAGCCGACGATGGTCATGGTGCTCAATCGCACAACGTGACCATACCCGATGTTGGAGAAGAAATCGTCAGAGGCAAACGCAGCGTAATCGACCCCACCCTGTGTGAACACGCACCAATCAACGGGCCAAAAAATTGCATTGCTTTGCGGGAGTGCGCCGCCCGGAAGGTTTTGCCCATCATAACCAATAGCGCCAAGTTCGGCGAATGTGGTTTGATCGAGCTTATGAAGACGCATCAGATACGATGGAGACAGTCCGCCCGACATCGCGTAGAGATGCCCTGCTGTATCTTCGAAAAATACAGCGGTATTCGTACTAAGTGCGTTGGTTATAGGTTCCCCGGAATCAAAGGGCCAGAAGAATCCTCGGGTAAAAGTCTTTGAGATGATGTTGTACTTCTGAAAAGCCCCAGTGTTCGCGCTTGCCGCCCAAATACTCTGCCCGTCCACATCGGGGATGACACTCCACGAACCACCAGCCGGGAATGCCGATGCAGCGGACAATAGGGAGTATGAATAGTAGCTGCCAACGGTAGAAACAGTGACGCCGCCGACGCTGTATGTTGCTGTGAGACTGCCTGCATTGGCAAAAATGCTGTTGCCCGACGCATCACGCGTATTCTGGTCGATGAACGTGCCCACATTCAACGCGTTCTCGCCGTAAGCATTCGTGATGCTCAACGCAGCAACCGGAGGATTCCATGAGGTGGAGGGACTTCCGTCAATGGAATAAAAAGTGAGCGTGCCGCTCGGCACTGCGGACGTGTACGTAAGATTCGCTTGAAGTGTCAGCGACTTCGCTCGATCCTGCAATATGTAGGCGTAAAAAGACATTTACCTTTGGCTCTCGAACTTCCGCATGATATGGTCTTCGTCCTCATCGGACTCGTATGGAAGTCCCCTATGGACGTGTGGCTTATTCTCTTTGTGAAGTTTTTCGATCTTTTCTTCTTCTTGATTCGTCAAATCCTCAATATCAGTTAATTCCTGCTCTTCCTTTGGCTGATAGTGCTTCGGCAGTTTGCTGAGTTCAGGCTTTGGTTTCGGTGCTGGCTTTTCCTCGGTGGCTGGTTCGGTTCGCTTTACCTCGCCGCCCTCTGGTGCCTGCTCATCGAGTTCCTTTTCGTGCAGCATACGCGCTTCTTCCTCTTGGCGCAGCGCGTCGAGAAGTTTTTGCTTAATGCCTTCGTTCTTTGTTTCTCGAATCTTCTTCAGTTCCTTTTTCTTCTCTTCACGCTCTTTATCTTTTTGCAGACGCTCCGGCGTCTTATCCATTTCCTTTGTGCGACGTTCGACTTCACGCTTACGCAGGATGTTTACGATGTTGTGCTGCACGCTGGGCAGGATGCGCTCAAACACCGCATGGATGTGCTTACAGATGACATAATTGCCACGCAGATCGAGACGTTCTTTCGGAGCCTGCAACGCCGGGCGAGCAGGTCCGAGCAATCCGTCACGCTGATGCAGATTCCACTGCGCTCCCCAATAAAGGAATGCCGGGCAAGAGCACTGTACTTGGATGTCGAGGTCTTTTGCCTTTTGCGTTTCCTGCACTTTCGTAACATCGAACTGTACGCGCACGTCGTGCCCTGCGGGGTCGCTGTCTTCCTTATTGCACTTCACGTTGTAGTGAAGGAAAAGTGCCTTAGGGTTGGAGTCCAGCAATTTCGGCTGACAGCCGGGACGATACTTTTTTGAGAACGCATTTGTTTGCCTAACGAGTTCAGGCAGCGAGATCGCCGTCTTGACGGCACGGTTTCCAACACCCTCGATTACGTCAACGGCAGCGGAAAGCGGGATCGTGAGGCTGACGCCTGATCCGTTGATTTCGATGGGTTCTGTGTTGGTCGATTCTGCCATCAGGACTGGGGAATTCCCGCTCATGCGCACTCTACCCTCTGCTTAAGAGCAAGAAAGTCAGTAGCTAAAAGGGTGAGAGTTACCTTCTCCGTAAAACACTATGCGGACTTGACTTACCTTAATCAGATAGCCTAGACCTATAAAATTGCGGATGACAAGAGCCTTGACGAGCTTTCTGAATTCAGAAAGCGTACGGCTGCCTTTGAGATTGTTGCAGTAGACGCATGCAGGCAAGAGGTTGTCGTCCCAGTTCGCGCCGCCGCGAGACCGGGGCTTGGCGTGGTCAACCGTGAGTTCGCCTTCCGGGGGAAGTATGCCGCAATACCAGCAACGGCCTTCGCACTTTTTTGCTGCTCTGTTCCATTGATTTTTACGTGGATTTCTTGGCACGGCGCAGTTTCGTTGACCGCCCTCGAACGACGTTCGGCAAAGGGCTGTAAAGAATTCCACCCGTGACAAGCTTGCGCGAACATTCTTTGCAAACTATCCAGTCGATAGGCTTCCCGAAAAACTGGTCAGCTTTGTAGTAAAAAACACACAGACGCTTCACTTATCGTCCTCAACTTCTGCTGCCTTAGCCTTGACCTTCGGCGGTTCCTCTTTCTTCGGTTCCGGCGTGGCGGGCTTAGGCTCTGGCTTCGGTGTTGGCTTCGGATCAGGCGGTTTAGAAGGCGCAACAGCAGGCTTAGCCTCCTCCTTCTTCGGCGCTGGCTTCGGCGGCTCCACGGGCTTCGCTGGCGCTTTGGAGGCAGGTTTAGACTGAGTCACCTCTTCGATGAACCCGCTCTTTTGCATAGCAGCAAGCCCTAAGGCTGTCTGCTTTACGGCTCTAACAACTTCCCCACCCCGGTACACTGTCAGTCTGTTGGCGTTCGATGTATCGTGAACAAGAATGTCACCAACTTTGACGAAAAACCCAAAGTCAGCGAAATGGACCGGTGATTTAACAAGGTAGCTTCTTTGCATGGTGCTCCCTAGACCTAGATGTTAAATACTCAATAATGAAGTGAAAATTGGGCAAAGAGGATTTTGCCCATGCCCAAAAAGCAAAACGGGCTGGCGTAATGCCAGCCCGCTGCAATTTTTCGAACCGACGGTCGAGTTTAGTTCTCGCCCGTGTTGTTGGACGCAACGAAGCGACCATTGACCGTGAGGCGCTGAACGCCGGACGGGTTGAAGACCAAGAAGCCGAGGTTCTCGAAGATCGAGAAGCCGATCTGACGGAGGTCAGGACGGTCCGCAGACATCACCGTGAGCGGAATACGCTCGGGGATGACGCCAAGGAACTCTGCGTCTGCAAGGATGTAGATGCAGCCATAACCGACCTTACGGGACTGGAGCAATGTTGCGCCCCAGAGGTAGCCCATGACGCCAGTCTTGAGGAGCTTGCGCTGGGTTTCGCGGTCGATATTCTGCTGAGTCCACTTGAGCAGGTCGGTGTAGTCGCGAGGGTTGAAGAACACGAACGCGACCGAGAGATCGTGACGCTGCACCTGACCGAAACCATCAGCCATGCTGTTGATGTCGATAGGAGCGTTGATCGCGATATCCGGGTTGTACACCGGGTCGTTAGCCGCGTGCGTTGCCGCTGCGGTAGCGACTGCGTCGAAGAGCGAGAAGACGTATGCGTCTTCCTGTGCTCCGACTTCTGCCTTCGCCAAGTTCAAGGAACGAGCCACGAGGTCGAAGCGGCGCTCCTTAATCTGGGTGATGGGGATCATCGGGTTGCTGACGATTTCAAACGTCGGAACCGTGACACGCTTCGGCTTGGTGACGCGGACGATGTCGCCGCCTTCTTCACCAACCACGAATGCTTCCACGAACGATGAGCCGGGGGTCGAGCCAACGGTCATCGCTGCGGTGTCAAATTCCTTATCGTAGATCGGCAGTGCGCCATCGGGTAGCGTTTCCACCATCAATGCCTTGCGGGCGATTGACATGTAGTCGCGACGACGACGGAGCGAAGGACCGAGGGACGCGGCGAGCTTCTGACGACCACCTGCGGTCTTGAGAAGCTGACCGAGCATCGCGGTCTGCTGTTGAGTACGTGATAGATTAGCCATAGTTTTTGTTCTCTCCTAAGAAGTTGTCTTAGTCGATTCCTCCTTAGATCAAGCTCGCAACGCCCAGCCAAGGCTCGGAAGCCGACGGGACGTGGGTGCAGATGCCAACAGGGGTTGCAGTCGCATACGGCGAGTTGGCAGGTGTGCCAGCAAGCGTACGAGTCGTGTAAAGACCGCTGTTAGTGTTGGTGTGACCACCAGCGTAGACGTACTGACCGACAACAAATGCCGCGCCGCCAGTTGCGTTTGCATCGTAGCCCTGAAAGTCAACGTTGCCCTGCCAAAGTG